ATCCGGTTGTATATAGAGTAAGATAAAAAATAAATTAACAGTTGATTTCCATCTAAATATCTTTTATAATAAAGCATTATGATAGATATCTTGAAAGACATAGTCAAACACACGCATGGCTTAGGATTTTTGGACCTAGTCAAGATTACTGGTACCAGTGATCAAACTGTTGTTGATTCAATGGCAGAAGACAGGTCTGTGATTCTACAAGGATCTTTTCACAAACCACAGTCAGAAATGATAGGTACTTTTGGTATGCCTCAATTGAACAAACTTGATATTCACTTGAAGTGTCCAGAATACAAAGAAAAAGCAAACATATCCGTAATGACAGGCACAAGAAATGGTGCAGAGACACCCACAGGTATTCATTTTGAAAATGAAAAAGGTGATTTTAAAAATGATTATAGGTTTATGAATGCTGAAATTATCAACGAAAAACTTAAAACTGTAAAGTTCAAGGGAGTTAAGTGGGACGTTGAAATTGAACCTACTGTGGCAAGTGTGCAAAGATTCAACTTCCAAGCAACAGCAAACACAGAACACAACTCTTTTGTAGTAAGAACAGAAGATGGAAACCTGATATTCACTTTTGGTGATCAATCATCTCATGGTGGAGAGTTTGTTTTTGCAAACGATGTACAAGGAACTCTAAATAAAGGATGGAGTTGGCCGGTTGCACAGGTATTGCAGATATTAAGACTATCTGATTCAGCAAAAGTAACATTACA